GCAGATAGCTTACCTTTTGCAATGTTTTCGGCGTGTCTCGCTTTGAACGATTTGCGCCTAGCTTTGTCTGCTTCCGACTCCCCAGGTCTTGCAGGAGAGCCAGATACACCTTGTTGACCAAAACGAATCAATTTAACAGTATCACCAGACTTAGCCAAAACAGCGTGGCTTTTAGTCGGATGGCTTGGGGTTCTCTTTGGTTTGTTAAAACCTTGAAACTGCTCTTTACCCCTTTTAATCATTATCGACCTCTTTTAACAGTCTTTTTGGCTGCTTTAAATGCTTTCGCGGTAGGTGCGCCCTTAGTTCCAGGCTTTCTCATTTTCTCACCGCTACCAGCGGCGATCCTAGCGCGTTTAGCATGGATATTTGAGTAGAGTCCTTGTTTCATTTGCGCTTCCTCGACATTCCAGCTTCAGAGAGAGCAATAGCAATGGCCTGTTTTTTAGATTTAACTACTGGGCCTTTCTTTCCAGAATGTAGACTTCCGGCTTTATATTCCCGAAGGACTTTAGCTACTTTCTTCTGACCTTTAGTTGCTTTCATTTATTTACCTTTTTGCGTGTTTTATGAGAGCTATTTTTCATAACACTTCCATCAGGCATCCGATGATAACCTTTAGGAACAGGCTTTAACTTTTTATTTTGTTTCATGATTTACTTGGTCTCCCCATTTTCTTCTTAGGAGCTAAAAAAGGGATATTTACCCTTTCCTGTGGTTCTTCCTTTTCTTCATCAATACGGACATAACCGGCGTGTCCTTTCATTGATTCAATGTCGTGCGGTAAAACAAACTCAACTGTATTGCCACTTTGTAGACATTTATAAAGTGCCATATTTCCCTCTCAAAAGAAGGAAGGGCTACCTTTCGATAGCCCCTCCAACTAATTAGGCCGGAACAGCCAGAGCGTAGGCGGAGCTAGAAGTAGCCACACCAGCGCTTCCCGACGTACGCATCGCCTTAACACCGTACAGGGTATCGGCGGTGTACAGCGTAGCCAGATATTCCTGTTTGTATTGGGTTTGCGAACGGATACCAACTTGCTCAACCAGAACCATCGAGTCACGATGACCCATCAGGCAGATACGATCCGCACCGCTGTTACCCGCGCCGGTGTCGGCGTTGGAGGTAACGAACACGGGCATACCGTACAGGTTGCCAATTTCACCATTACGGATGGTGTTGTTGGAACCAGCCTCACCAACGAACGCTTGCTCAGTGTAACGAGCAAGGCCCATCAGCGTGTTGCGGCTCGACGGCGGGATGATGAAGAAACGACCGTCCATCGGAACGTCGTTGTCATCAAGACGCTGAATCGTGCGACGAATCGCAGCGTCCGTCAGAGCAGCAGCGTTCGAGGTCGTGCTGTTGTACGCGGTCGTGCCATCCGAACCGATGTACGCTTTGGTCGTGGTGTTCGACGTAGCGTAGTCGTTCGTGCCAACGGTAGCGCCGTTGAAAGCGCGGCCCAGGCGGATCAGGTCGGTATCGACTTGACGAGCCAGAGCGTAGCCAGCGTCTTCCGTGTAGAAAGAACGCAGCGAGGACAGGGCTTGAACTTCAACGATGTCTTCGATCAGGCGGCTGTATTCGTAGTGCTTGTCGATCAGGACTTGCACTTCGTTTTCCGTCGCGGCAATCAGGGTAACGGCGGTCGAAGCAGCTTTGGCCGAGGCCGAACCACGGGTGGGCGAAGGAACGTGAACGGTGTCACCTTTCTTGCCTTTGTAGTTCATGCGTTTGACCAGATTGGCCGCAACAAGGTTTTTCTTGTATGCGGCAACAATCTCATCACTCCAGATTTCCGGAATGAAGGTTGCTGCGGTGGTGGTGGTTACTGCTGGGGTAGGGAAAGCCATAGTTAATTCTCCTTAGATTATTTAACTCTGCCCTCTTGATATGCTTTCATGATCTCATCGCTGAGAGCTTCATATCGTTGAGGGTCAGTCATTTTTAAACGGATCAGGTCAGCCCTACGGTAGACTCGACGTGAAGACTCTCCAGAACCACCAGTATCAACGGATGCGGCTTTAAGACTTTGCTTGCGGACTTCTTTACCATCATTTTCCGTTTGCTTTGACTTAATTGAACGCAACGCTTTATAGGTGGATAACAATTCATTAGCACTGTCGTAATCAAACTCACCGTCTGCTTTAGCGTAAAGCCCAAGACGTACAGGACTTTCTTTAACCCAATTAACAAAGTCATTGTTTTGAACAATGTCAACGTAATCAGGATGGTCTTTGCTGAGTTTTTGTTGAATCTGCATCTTTTTAAACTCATACGTGGCCTGTTTTGCAGCTAAAACATCAGGATGTCGATCTACAGTATTCTGAATAGCTCTTTTCGGGTCTTCAAAGAAATCTACTTCAGGCTCTTGCTGCTGGATGTTTTCTTGATTCTTATTGATATTCTGTTTAATGAGTTCATCAGCAAGTTTGCGGACTTCACCGACTTCTTGAGCTTGTTTCCCAATGAGCTTTTCAGCCTCCTGGTGCATTTTAATAATGTCATCCAAAGACTTACCCTGATACTTCTCAGGGATTTCATTAGAATTTTGCTCTACGGTTTCTTCCAACTTTGCTGGTTCTTTTTCATCAATCGTATCAATTTCAGTATCAACTAACATTTTTTTATACCTTTCCTGCCGCTATGGGTTGTAGGAGATTAACTCGCCAATAATTGGTTAAGAGTTAGCTTTCTGTTCCGACTTTAACTTTTCACGATGAATCCGATCAAATCTGCCATGAGCAGAGGGAAAATGACCAGACCATCCTTCCAACTTAAAGGACGGAGCAGAGATTAGGCGCGAAGCTGTCGCACCACAGTCACACAGAACGCTATTCTGTTGATATTCAACGTAGCGATCTAATTTATGCCCGTTTTCACAGGCGAATTCATAAATACGTTTCATTTTTCGCTTAAATCTTCGTATGCTCTTTCACTTATTTGTTTAAGATTCTTTAACCAAGTAAGTATAGAAAGTTCACCTCTCTTAAACTGTAACTGAGAATCATTCTCAATAAGTGAGATATTGTTCAAAGCATATATCATATTATCAATATCTTCAACAAGGTCTTTCCATCCTTCTGTTGCCATCATGGAAAACCTGTCTTCATAATACTTTTGTAACTCAGGAGTCATTTTTTTCTTCTTTTTTCTCCAGAGCGTTTTTTAACAATCCAAAGAAAGCATCGCGTCCAACCTGGAGTTGATCTACGTTAAACCTTGCGGAAGCCAGTTTCCTGTCTAAATCCGCCACGTGATTAACGAGTGCTTGTTGCTCTTGCGTCATATCTTCAAATTGATACTCAACACCATCGATGCTGATAGGGGTCTTTTCGTTTTTACCCATCTCAGTTTCTCCTTTAATTACCGCTGAAATCAGGCAGCGGCAGCCTGTTGCCAAGGATTAGGCAAAGTTTGAATAGCCGGTGCAATCTGTTGCTGAATCTGCTGCTCTACGGCAAGTTGGGTAGCGTCTTTATCCACACCGCTATTCCAGCACCAGCCCAAGACTTGGTCTTGAGTCAGTTGGTCGTAGGGGGTGAAATCACCGCCGGTATAAGTGAATCCGCAAGAACCATAAACGGTTCCGTAGGTATCAGCAAATACCCCATTACACCGCCAGTGGGCAGTGATTACAACGTCAGACTCGCCATCCCGCTGAACCGCGCATTGCATTTGTTCGATAATCCATGTGAACTGGGTTTCCATTTGTTTCTCCTTTATTGAGCTTCTAATGCTGCGATGCGGGCGGCTTGTGCATCTACTATTGCTTTAAGTTCTTGAATGGCTTTAATTAAGCGGGCATCATTTTTATTCATGTCAGAAAGAGTAAGCATCCCATTATCGCCTTCAGCCACAAGGTCTGGATAAACTGACTGAACTTCTTGCGCTATAAAGCCAATTTGATGGCCGTCTCCAGATGAATATCCTTTGTAGTCAAACTCAACAGGTCGTAAAGACATAATGTTGTTAAGCTGCGATGGCAAGTCAACAATGTTTTCTTTCAGCCTTCTGTCAGAATAAGCTGTAAAAGTTGCAGCAGAAACGCCATTGGCTGTAATGCTGCCGGTAGCAGTAGAACCACCATTGCAGAAAAACCGAGCATACACTTGTGCTGTAGTTGTGGTAGCCGACCCTTTTTGATAATCAATACAAGGTGAACTATCTGTGGAACCTTGCGCTATTGTAGTTCTAGCGTCAGCATTTCCACTCGTAGTCCCCACCCGCAAGTTACCGGAGGCGTCGATACGCATACGCTCAGAAATCGTACCGCCAGCAGAACCCATTGTGCTGAAGGTCATGTAACCTTGGTAGTTCGATATATCAGAACTGCCAGTTACGAATTGAATTTGATTTAAATTGCGAAGAACAGCAGTGCTGTCATTTATGTAATGATTTAATTGTGGGTTAAGACCGGAGCCGGTTATAGCAACAGTTGGTGCATTGGACGTTTGAGTTTGAACCGCAAATTTTCCGTATGTGCTTGGCGAACTCGTTCCAATCCCCACGTTACCGGAGGAGTCGATACGCATAGCCTCAACATTTGATGTTCTAAATGTCATTGGGTCTGCGCTAACCACAGCAAGGCGAACTTCTGACCCAGTATTTCTAATTTCAAATATCTCTGTACCAGCAGTAACCCTAGCCACAGCGGATGTTGCGTCATAGACTTCAAGTTTTGACGATGGCGAAGTCGTACCAATCCCTACGTTACCGGAGGAGTCGATGCGGAGGCGTTCGGTGCCAGAAGTCTTTAATGCCAATGATGTAGAACCAGCATCAGTACCAAATGTACCTACTGTGCCACTTGTTGAGAAGTTAAAGTTTGTAGAAACACCGTCAGTAAAGGTCGCTATAGAACCAGCACTTCCTCTGTTAACTTCAAGTTTTACACTTGGGCTACTTGTTCCAATCCCCACGTTACCGGAGGAGTCGATGCGGAGGCGTTCTGAACCGGCAGTAGTAATCGCAGTAACATCAGCGGCAGGGAAGAAAATACCGTTGTTTGTATCGCCAGAAGTCGTAATAGCAGGTGCGGCTGCGCTTCCTGCGGAGAATGTTGCTACACCAGATGCACTCAGCGTCGTAAACGCACCAGTGGACGGTGTTGTTGCGCCTACCGTTCCATTGATGTTGATTGAGGCTGTACCCGTCAGGTTTGTAACAGTTCCACTTGATGGTGTTCCAAGAGCGCCACCGTTTACTACAAAAGCGCCAGACGATCCTGTATTTACTCCAAGAGCCGTAACTACTCCAGTTCCTGTTGTCGTTGAGCTTATACCTGCGCTGGAACCATTCCCGATAAGCAACGAGGAGTTTGTAAGAGTTCCAGACTGAGTAACTAAACCACTTGCGGTATTAACTGCATTACCAATTGCGGTAAGAACACCCGTTCCTGTAGTGGTTGTAGAAGGTGCCGCACCTGCTCCATTACCAATAACCAAACCATTAGCAGTCAAAACTCCAGATGATGCCCAAGTCGATGCGCTTGAAAAATACGGAATTCCACCAGAAGTTCCAGCAACTGTAAGTGCAAGAGTTCCGCTACTGGTAATCGGTGATCCAGATACCGAAATCAGGCCACCAGTAAAACTTTGTGCTACTGAAGTTACAGTTCCATTACCTTTGTTATTAAAAGTACTCCAATCAGTAGATGATAAGTATCCATTAACTGATGAGGTTGCTTGCGGAATAGAAATTGCTGGTGTATTACCGCCACTAGAAACAATAGGCGATGTTCCAGTAACCGATGTTACGGTTCCCTGGTATTGATCGTTTGATGTAATCGTAAAACTAGGGTAAGTTCCACTGATTGATGTGGTTCCAGCTCCAGTTAAACTTACTGTTTGATCTGGAGAACTATTTGTAATAACGCCCGTTGATGTGCTGTAACTGATACCAGTACCGGCACTTAAAGATTGACGGGCGCGGGAATCTAAATAATAAAGGTTCGTACCTTCATTGATATTTGTCGTTGTTAGAGAAACGGCTCCAGTCTGTCCGTTGACAGAAGTTACAAGATTGGACTGGTCGATCTTTTGCCAGATCGTTCCATTGAACATTAACCAATCACCGATCTGCCAATCGGTAATACCATCAAGATTGGTCGATCCTGCCGTGGAAACAATGTAGTAATAACCGTTTGTACCAACACCAGACGCTAAAGTTGGCGTGTTTGTAGAAGCGTTCCACGTTCCTTGATAACTTAAACCACCAGCAACAGAAGACCATGACAACACAGAGCCGTTAGTAGTAAGGAATTTACCTGACTGTCCAGACTGACTTGGGATTAAATCGTCAATCTGCGTCTGTAAACTAGCCAGAGTATCTAAAACAACCTGAGAGGTTCCACCGCCATTTGTAATGACTTTGATCTTCTC